ACTTCATTTGCTTTGTAAGACATCCGTTTTCCTCCTTAGACTCCAATAGTGATTTCGATATCTTCCATTGCGTCCAAAGGGCGAAGCTTGCCACGCAGGAACACTTTGGAGCGTGTATTTGCTTCCTTCAATTGCTGTTCTGTCATCTTGGAAGTGTCAACGCCGATACCCTCCAAGAAATTTCGCTGCTTATCCAAGTCGATGCCGATTTCACTGCCTTTATCAAGGAGTGCGTCAGTTTCCAGACCAGCGTTATAGGCTTTGATTGCCATGATAAGCAACACTTTGTTGTCGTAACTGTTTGGATATTTACCAATGTAATTATCCTCAAGCGTGCGGCGAATGTCGGAATACCACATATCCAAAATCTCGACAACCTTGATTTTTTTGAAGTCCTCGCCTTTGTCCTTTGTGGCTGTAACGAAACTGTTAACGCCGCGACCAACTTTGACCTTTTCACCATCATGGAAAAGTACGAATTCGCCCTTGTCGATTGCTTGATCCAGCTCTTGCTTCGGCATAGCCTTGACGCTCTCGACTTCCATAAGCGGCTGGTATGTAACGGATATGGAGGGATTCGTGCCCGCGATGATGCCCGCGATACGAGAACAATATTCAGCAGTCGTATAAGTCACGCTGCCAACTTTGATTTCCTCGGTTGTAAAGTTAATAACGCCCTCATGGTCGGCAGCGTGTTTTGGCAGGACAGTTTTCACCATCTTACCTTCCTTGCGTTCACTCTTGATCCATGTAGCAACATTCACCTTCTCATCCTCGGCAATCTCTGGATAGACAAGGTAATCGAAGCGAATTTTTTCAAGCTCGGTCAACACATCGTTAATAGCTGCATCACGCTTCACGATAACCAAATATATTTTGGACGGTGTAGACTCTGCACCCATGAACGCTAGTTCTATTTGCTTCGTATTCGCATCAGACAAGCCGCTAGGAGCGTCGCTTGGTTTATATAGTGTAAATGTGCCGTCGTGATTATCTTCCTTTAAAACAAGGGCTATAGCGCCCCTAGCACCGCGCAGAAACGCAGATGCGCCAAGTCCTTGGAACATGATGTTAATCTTGGGAAGCCCCATGTTTATCCCTCCTTAATTTCCACATCGTCAATGTAGATTTCGCGCATAGGCTCGTATTCGCCCGCGCTTCTATCGCCGTAAATGGCTACAATGTTCGTGTTAAGTGTCATGTGCAACACATCATCCACAATTTCTGTATCAACACTCTCGATGTTGATCGTCAGTTCATCACTTTCAACCGTCTGGAAGTGGTATTGCAGCAGCTCACACACTTTGTACATATCGTCATAACTGTCATCCAGCGGATAATAGGAGACAAGCACCTGTGGAGTAGAAGACATCATGACAGGTGTGAGCCATTGCGAACGGCTCGGGAACACTCGGACAAGGAAGCAGTCTCTTTCGAAGCCTTGCTCCATGTTCTCTGTGTAGATATCGCTGTCTGGGTGCAACATATCCAATTTGTTAATGACAGCCTGTTCAAGTTGTCTAATCAAACTTGCCCGCCTCCTTCCATTTCGACCGCATGAATGTGAGCCAATGTTTCGGTAAGTCGTTTTCGGTCTCCTTGACACTCGTTTGCATCATGAATCGACCTTTGACGCGCCCTTTTGTCTTACCGCCAATCCGTAAGCGGTGACCATACTCAACGTAGAGTGCATATTCAGTGTTATTGAACATAGTAATGCGCCACTTGTCACCAGAACGGTAGACTTTGCTCAAGCGCCACCCGTTTATCAGCAGACCCATGTCTACAGGTGTGCGTTTCTTCGTCTTGGCAAGCGCCCTATTCCCTTGTTGAGCTACAAAAGTCGGCATGTCAGACTCTACAAGCTGAATCATTCGGTGCATCTGCTGCGCGTACTCTTCACAACCATTATGGAATGTCATTACGCTTCACCTTCTGCCGATAACGGGACTTGTTGGTGACTCGGATATTTGAACGGTACAGCCGCCAGCATGACAAATGTCTGCCCCTCGTGAGTGATCGTGATTTCGTCACCAGCTTTGATTTCAAAGGATGGATTCATGTACAAGGTGTAACGCTGTACTGTTGTGTATCGCGCTCCGTCTTGTGTCAACGACGTCTGGACATTGCTTCGACTTAACGCACAGCGTAAGCCCTTGTAAATTAGCTCTCGCGCCCCTTTTGTGCGCCCGTTGACCTTTATCTTATCCATACGGTAAACGTCACAGGAGTCAAAATACGTGCTTTCAATGGCTTGCATCTCATTCATACCGTCCGCACTCTCCTAAAGCGGTTGAGCTGTCCGCGGTAGTCTGTCAAGATATCAGCTTGCTTCGTGCTGCCTCCAACCTCTTTGGCTCCTACGTCGTACTCAACCGTGTAATCCCCGCGCGTGATCTTCTTAACCGCGCCAGAACCTTGAATGACAGTTGAACCACCGGACATCATGACTTGTGTCACCATCTCAGCTACAACCTCATATAAGGCCTCTGGAACCACCGTGTGATTGATATAGTTCAGCACCTTACGCGTGACGAAACGAATTTGCAGCCTAATGAGCTTGTCTTTGTCATCTTGGAATTGTCCAAGCTCCTTGACCATACCCAATATCGTATTTACGTACTGTTCATCCATACTTCACCACCAAACGAGAAAAGGCGACTAATCATCCGCCTTGGTTCTCCGTGTTCTCTTCTGCTTTACTTCTGGTTGTACTGGTTGAGCGGCAAAAAACGCCGCTATCTTAGGGCGTTACCGCAGTCTTACGCACGCTTGCATAAACCGCAACCTTTTTCTGTTCAAGGACAAAAGCGTCGAAGTAAACGCGACCTTCCACAAGTGAGCCGCTGATTCCTGGTGGGTCTTGGTGGATACGGTAGTCTGCAAGCTTAATAGGAGCGACCACCGCAGAAGCATGCACAACGATGAAGTTAGTATTTACGCCCAAACGAGCCTTTGGAACCTTCACAACTGGCATGCCGTCCAACTCCGCTACTTGCCCCTTGAAGATGATACGATCTTGCGACAAGTCGCCAGCCTTCACGTAACCATCACACAACTTAAGCAACTTGATTGCTTCCGGTGTTGCGAAGATCACGCGGTTTTCAGGAACTTCCGCGTCGTCAAGCGTTTCCGTAGCCGTAACAACAGCTTCGTACACGTTCGTTTTGGTCAAGTCTTCTTCAACCTTCTTACCAGCCTTCTCAACCATCTGCTTGAAGCGGTACGTATCAACCAACGGAACAACACGCTCACGAATCTGACGACCAAGTGCCTCTGCTGCTTTGATCATCGTTTCGTTTTCGTTCATCTTGTCAATTGTGAAGGAGAACGACTTGTCTTGTGTGAGCGTCATTTCTTGAACTTGATTGTCCAATTCCTTCGCCGTACCAAAGCGATTGGAACCACTACGAGTATAATCACCCATTGCAACTGTATCGACAGCCGTTACTTTGATCGTCTTGGCGCCTTCCCAACTATAATCCTGATTTACACCAGCATTGGAAAGAGTCTCTTTCTTGAAACGCTCGTCCACCTTAGAAGCGAACTTGTCAGTAAGTGTAATTGCCATGTATAAACATCCCCTTTAATTAAGTGTGATTAAAAAGAAAAGCCGCGGTCGAATGCCGCAGCCATTGGGTCAATCTCTGTATTCGTTTGTGTTGTCGGCTTCGTCGGTGTACCACCGTCAATTCGCTTCGCAACTTCTGCCGCAAGTGCAGTGTCCCATGCCGTCTTGAAGCTCTTAATATTGTCAACAGTCGAATCCTCATCATTACCACGAACGAACGTTGCAAACTCCTGTGGAATGCCGTATGTGCGAAGGTTTTGCTGTGCATATCGTTCCATCTTAGCGAGCTGTGCTTCTCGCTTATATGTCTCCATTTCGGCTTGAAGCTGCTTCAATTCCTCGCGTTCGCGTTCTTCCTTGGACATGTTTTTAAGACGATATTCCTTTTCAACGTCAGTGCGGATTTTATCTTGTTGACGCTTCAAGCGGTCGCTTATAATGCGATCCATTTCCTCCTGCGTGAAAAACTTTTGTCCATCCTTACCGGATTTATTGCCATCACCCTCTGTCGTTTGTGATTGCTGCCCTTCATCGCCTTTATTGTCCTCTCCACCGTCGCCATCAGCAAACATTTGAAGATTCAATTTATATTTGTAAGGATCATTAACTTTCATCGTGTATTCCTCCCGTAAGCCCGTCGGCATGTTATGAAGCAATCCCAGCGTATCCGACAGTTTTACGCCATGTCGTAGGGCTAGGACACTAGAAATTGCTTCTCGTATTCTTTGAAATTAATGTTTTTTACTAAGATCGGATCACCGTTACTATCACGAGCAAACCTTTCCCCGTCTTCGTCTTCAAAGTAAGGAATGGTTGTCGTGCGGCAATACGGATGGAACGGCGGGTAATTCACGCCTACAACCTTTTTGTTAAGCGGATATACCTTTCCATCCTGTTCCCTGCAAATAGGGCTTGTACGGCTGTCTAGCGTCGCTAGAACCTTATACCGATCAATGCCAGCCTCCTTGTAGCTGTCAATACTGGCCTGATTGTGAAAGTAGTTGGATTCCGTGCGAACAAGTCGCATGGTTTCCTTTTTGCCAGACTGTAAACGCGCTGCCATATCTGCCGTGATCTTGTCGATGCTGCGCCCCGTGATGATTCCTTGTGTAAAGTCGCGTTTCAATGCGGTCATGAGCTGGCGGTTATTAGTCCAAATGCGGTTTGAAAACGTGTCACCGCTCCAAGGATAACCGACCACCTTATCTATGAGAGCCTTGTCCAGCTTGTACACAGGCGTTTCAATGCCCATGCGCTTAAACTCATACTTGTTCTGTACAAGATCACGAACGTAACCATCTGCAATATGCGCCTTGAAACGCTGATTAGTATTGATTGATAGGTCAATGAGTGCGCGGTCTATCTCGAAGTGCATAGCTGCTAAACGCGTTACCTTTGCCGTATCAAGATAGGTTGCAACCTCTTTCCCCGCAAGCTCTGCAAGCTCGCTTTCCAAGGCTTCTAAGCGCTTGTAATAGGCATCTGCGTCCGTTTGGAACAACACGCCGTCCAACTTGCTAAGATGCTTCGAAAGCTCCCTAAATGAGAGCTTAAAGCGTGCTGCATAGTCATTCATTTCCTTGCGAATTTCGGACAGTGTGCGGCGATATAGCTTGTCTAGCTCTTTTTCTAGCTCTAGCGTATCGTCATACCACTGCTTTTCCATCTCTGCAGCGCGTTTTTCCCAATACTTCACGCGGCATCATCCTTGTTGTCGTCGTCCTGCTGTTCATCCTGCTTGCCTAGGCCGTTATACGGGTCTTCGAACCGCTCCGAACGCTCCTTTTGCAGCATATCAACGGCTTGCTTGACGTCCGAAACAAACGGTAGCAGTGACAGCAGGATTTCAAGCGGAACCTTACCATCCAGCTTCTCGATAACGTCAGCCATTTCCACTAGGTTTGCTGGAAGGTTAGCGTTGAACTGCATTTTCACCTTGGTGAAGTCAAAAACGGCGCTGTTCATCATCTTCATGTAAGAGTGAACAATCTCCAAGCGGCGCCATAGCCCCTTGCGGAATTGGCGTTCCTTCTGTCCGCGCAGCTGCTCCAATGCTAGAAGCTTGTATTTGATAGCAACACCGGACAGGTTCCCCGCAAACTTTTCGTCACTCATATCCGGTACAAAACTGAATTTATGGATATCGGTCTGAATGCGCGTTTTAATCCCATCCGAATAGGAAGAATCGACATTCTTGATAAGCCATTTGGCGTCACCGTCTTCCTCCAATAGCAAAACCTTATCCTCGCGCATTTTGTTGATATCTTCCGATTCAGTACCGGACATATTAATGAGCGCTAGGAAGGCGTCTGTGAAGTCAGACAGGTCATCTACGCTGTTTGATGCTGCCTTGTTGTATGCGTCCATAAGGGAAATGCAATCCTCGTAATCTCCCAAGCCGAAACGATTGTTCATATATTCGTTGACTGGCACGCCATCAATGAAATGCTGCTTCTTTTCCTTCAACGTATATTCGAAGTCCTTGTAATCAGCGTTCATAGTTGATGTATACGTTGCGACCTCTTTTGCATCGTAGATGTCCATACGCAGCTCAATTTTGTCGTTCTCCGTCTTCCGGTCGCTAAACACGATAGCAGCCGTAATGCGTTCCTTCATGCTGCCATCCTTGACCACAATAACGGTGCGCGGGTCAATGTCTTTAAACCGCAATTCCTTGTTCTCGTCGATATAGAACAGCTCGTATGATCGTCCGTAAATGGAGCAATTCAACGCAATGTCGTAGTCCACAGCCTCCGCGTCAGACTCTTCCAAGATGTCGGTTGCAGCGTCGAAGGCATCACCGTCACACGTATAAGCCACGGGCGATCCCATAAAAAAACCCGTCGCAACCGTTGAGATATAACGCGCGAAGTTGTTCACCACTCGGTGAGTCTCGCGGTTCTCTCGGTTCTGACGGGCTAATATAGCGTGCTTGCCTACGTAATAGTCGTATAGCTTCTGTAACCGTGGTTGCTCGTCTTTCTTGAATGCTTGCCACAGCTTATGCGCTTGTTCGTATGTGAGCATAATTCACCTCCATGAATAGGCAATAAAAAAAGCAGACGAACACCAAAGGCGTCGAATGCTCAGGATAATCTCTTTATTTCTTTGTCCAAATCGTCGATGCGCGACTTCAAGTACCTAACTACCTTCATGCCGCTATTTTCATATTCTTGGGCTACTCTTTTTGACACTCTTTTTGTTTTATTGAATACCTGTGATTGATAGTAAAACCATGATATTGCATCTTCTATATCTTCATCTTCAATTTGGCCATATATAGAAACTTTGTAAATTTCCCAAAGTGATTGACCAAAGTC